CTCACCCATAGGGTAACCCTCCTCATAATAGCTGTATAATTTATCTTTTATGTCTTTGACAAATACTTCTTTACAAGCATTTTTATTATAATCCTTTTTTAGGATGTCATCAAAATCTTTTACTTTAATTGGCATTTTTAATTTTTATAAGAGTGTTTTCTAAATTATCTATTATACCAAGATATTTTTCTTGTTCATTTTTGATAGCATTAGTTATTTTATTTGTGCTATCATCTAAGGTGTTTATAAGAATTATTAATTTGACTAATCTGTTTATGGTATCCTTAGTTAAATTAAAAAATTGTTTATCCATTTCCCTCTGAAACTTCCCCCTATTCTCTACTGATTCTATCCACTTTACAGTAATTGGATTTGTTTCAAATTCATTAATAAATTTTTGTATTTTCTCTTTTGTTAATTCCATTTTTTTATTATTTTATATAATTACATTGTAACTATTTACATTGTAATAATTATTTTTTATAAATAAAAAATAATAGTAATTACATTGTAAGTGCTAATAATTACATCATAAAAATAAATTTAAAAAAAAATTATAATAATTAAAAATAATTTTATAAATTTGTTTTATGTTGACTAAAGAAATATTGGAAAGTCGTCTCAAGGAGATGAAACTTGACAAGCAAAAATTAGCTAACAAGATTGATGTGACATTGATGACAATGTACAATAAGTTTAACAATCCTGATAGCTTTAAAATATCAGAATTAAAAAAACTTGCTAGAGCTGGATTTATCAAAAACCTTAGAATAGATTTATGATGGAAGATGTACAAAAGAGTATAATAAGACAGAGTTCCATAAAAGCATCTATAGACTTTTGGAAGATTAAGGCTGCGCAAGGCAATGAAGATATTACCATTGATACAATTATAGATACTGCAAGTGAAATTGCATACTATTGTGCAACTGGTAAGAAGTATAACAATAACAATAAACTTTTAAAATAATGAGTAATAAATTATATTTAGGTAGTGGATGGACAAAGAGTGGAAAGTATGGAGATTTTTCAAACATACAAATTGATTTAAATAAACTTGCAGAGAATCCAAATTGTATTCAGAAAGTAGGTGATAGAAAATTTTTAAATCTAACAGTAGGTAAATTAAAGAACAAACTAAAAGCTGGACAAGATTTATATGTATCTTGGAATGATTTTACTCCTGCAAAGACAGTAGAAGATAAGGCTAATGATATGCCTTTCTAAAATATCATACACATTTATAGGTTAGTTTGGTAAGTGCCTGAGATTAATAGGATGTTTGGAAGCACCTTAGTCAAAGGCACTTTTTTTTTATCTTACTTATATGATTGAATTTGTAAAACACTTTCTAGGATTTTGTGGTGAGCATTGGCATCCTAATTTATGGACTATATTATATACTTCACCAGTCATAATATATGCCTTATACTATCTTAAATGGAACTTTAGAAAATATTTAAAAAAAATTATATAAAATATTTTTTATCTATTATAAATTTTTTTATATTGTATATGTGAAAAGAATAAAAGACAGCAATGATGAATATCATTCACACAAAAGCATATCAGCTAGTGGATTAAAAACCATCTATAAGAAATCAGTATATCATCATTTAAATAGTATGTTTAAAATGAGTGATGCAATGAATTTTGGTAGTGCAGTTCATTCAGCATTATTAGAAGATTCTAATGATATTGCAGTTCTTCCTGAATTTAATGCAAGAACAAAAGAAGGTAAAAAGATAAAGCAAGATTTCATTAATGATAATGTAGGAAAAATTATAATTAAACAAGAAGAACAAGAAGCTATAAATAAGATTAAAAAGAATTTCAATAGTCATAGTTTGGCAAAGAGTTTAGTGAAACGATTAACAGAAACAGAAGTTTCTTATTATGGCACAATAGATAAAGTGCCAGTAAGGGTAAGACCTGATGGCATTAAAGATAATGATTATATTATTGATATTAAGACAACTATGGATGCTAGTCCAAGATATTTCAAAAGTCAAATGTATAATTTTGCATATCATTTACAAGCGTGTTTCTATAGTGAAGCACTTGGATATGACCCAGCTAAATTTAGATTTATAACTATAGAAAATAAATATCCATATACAATAGAGGTTTTTGCTATGAGTGAAGATATGATAGATTATGGTAGAGATGCTTGGAGAATTGCATTTAATAGCTGGAAAGAATATTTAGAAACTAACAATGTTGGAAGTTTCTACTGGGAACAATTTAATAAAGATGGAAGTTTAATATTATGAAACCTGTTACATATATAAGAATAAGTGAAAAAATTTTAAATACAAGACAAATATTATATAA